ACGGCGCAACGATTCGGTTGTGCCAGGAGCAAGGGTATCAAGGCGACGATGAAATATTTGCCCTTCAGCTGGTCGATATGCGGCCGGTTGCTGCCTATACCTACGAAAACCTGATCTACGAGGTCCGCAACCCCAGAACCGATATCAAGGTGGGCGGGTACGGCCTCGGTGAGCCTGAGCTATTGGTCAGGGTGGTAACCGGCTTCCTGAACGCAATGACCATCAACGCCAAGGGGTTCGATGAGAACGCGATACCAAATGGTGTTCTTCACTTGACCGGCGAGTACGACACCAAGCAGATAGAGGCATTCAGGCGGCTCTGGAACGCGATGGTCAAAGGCATCAACAACCGGTGGGCATTGCCCATCATGGTGTCTTCCGACCCTGATGCACGCATCGCCTTCGAGAAATTCGGTGTCGAATTCAATGAGATGATGTTTGCGAAATGGATGACGTTCCTGACTGCCTTGTCTTGTGCGATTTACGGCACTTCCCCCGATGAGATCAACTTCGAGTCCTTTGCTTCCCAGAAATCATCGTTATCTGGTGGAGACACCCAGGAAAAACTCCTTGCCAGCAAGGACAACGGACTCACCCCTTTGATGTCGTGGGTTGAAACAACGCTGAGCGACAACCTTGTCTCCGAGTTCAACCCTGATTTCGTCTTCCGTTTTGAAGGTGTAAACCAAAAGGATTTGGAGCAGGACAGGAAGGACAAAAAGGATGTTCTGATCGTCAACGAACTACGCCAAAGCCTCCAACTCGGGCCGATCAACGAGGCATGGGGCAATGCCCCGGTCAATCCCGCCCTTATCTCCGTTTGGCAGCAGTCGCAGGCCCAAGCAGGTCAGCCTGGCGAGGAGGATTTTGGGCAGATTGAAGGCGATGACGGCGGCGAGCAGAAGCGCGATGGCGCTGAAGAGAAGCAAAACGATGGGGACATGCTGCCGCCGCGGGTGCCCAAGGACAAAGTCAAGAAGGTCGATGTTCCCGCACCGGGTGGTGGAGGGGGGGAGCCCCTCCAAAAGTCCATCACGATTTGGAGGGTGTGATGGAGCCGAAGAGCGCGCGCAAGGGCGATCACGTTTATTTCCGCCACCCGGGGGGCATGAGCGCTGGCGAGGTGAAAGCGGTAGGGGAACACGGGGTGACGGTCCACTCCGCTGGCGATCATCACAAGGTCCGCTGGGCCGATTTGCTCGGGCACAAAGTCATGGCTCGTCACCGCTACGGGGTCGTTGATGAAGGCGAGGGGGGCGCGATCCTGCGTGGCGAAGATGGCGATACCATTTTCGTCGCCGGCGAACCACAGAAAATCGAGGGAGAAGAGGAGATGGCGAAAAGCCGGCAGGTACTGATGTTTGTCCGGGGTGGTACGGACCTCTTTATGAAGGCGGCAGAATCGACCCCACAGGTGGTCGACGGCAGCGCCGAGATTGAGGGGCCTTCCCCAGATCCTGCCGGTATCCAGCCAGAGACACAGTTAACCACGCAATCGTGGCTTGGCCGGTGGCTGTGGCCGCTGAAGGGGGCCTGACATGGTAGCGGCGCAGCAGGTAGTCGGCGGCGGAGTCACAGATGTTGCCCTGAATTCAATTCGGGAAGAGGTTGGGGCTCTCAAAAGCAAGATTGACGATCATGGCGCCACCGTTACGGCAATTGGGCAAAAGACCAATGAGACCATGGACAAGGTTGCCAACGCCCTCATTGAATTGGCCAGGATCGAAGAGCGGATGATGATGGATTTGCAGGAGCGCCGTCGTCTGTGGGGAAAGCTTGCGACCCTAGAACAGCAGGCGGAGAGGCACGAACTCACGCTGGCGAAAATGCCGACCCCGGAAGAACTGCGTAAATTGCCAAGCCAGGCACGAGTCGAGGCCCTCGAAAAAACCGTGGGTGACATGCGTGATCCCGTTGCTGCTTCGAAGGCGGTCAATCGATGGGTTATGGGTGCGATGATCGCGATCGTCTGTGCCGCCGGCGCACTGGTTTGGCAACGGGCGACAACGCCACCACCTACGAATGATCCAGTCCTCAACCAAACCCTGCAATCGATCAACAGGAGCCTGGAACGGCTTGGCGAAAGGACTGGGCCATGAGAGAGGAAGAAACAGTGCTGATCGATATCGGCAACTTGAACGAGGCCCAAACCGGAGAGGCGCTGGAGGGAATTTACAAGGCGATCACGTCGCCCCCAGAAGCTGCAGCAGCCGCCCCACATCATGATCCGGTGTTTCGCGATGTCATCGAGGATTACGACAGCTGGGGTCGCCGTTTCCTTGAGGTGGTTTTTGCCGATGTGATTGCGGCAATCTCGGGGCGGGGGGTGACCTCAAGCCGTGGCTTGTTGGCAAAGGCCATGGGCTGGACGCGCTGGTCGGATCGGGAGATGGAGGAGATTGAGGCTGAGCTGTCAGCTCCCTCGACCTACTACACCATCGAGGACTGGATGAAGGTGGTCGACTTGGTCATCCACCGACACCTTCCGCGGAGCGTCATCATGGAACGCGCCGAAATGGAGGCCGTCCGTGGCGTGCTACTTGGGGAGTTGAAGGCGTCTATCGAGGCGGGCGATACCCCACCCCCGACGGTGGCCAAAATGGGCGTGCTCGTCGGTGGTATCCCGGCAACCCTTGAGTCGGCGCAGAAGGTCGGGATTATCGCCCGGGGTCGGATCGACGCAATGACTCGGGGACGGATCGCCGCGATCCTTTTTGCCAAGGAGCGTGCGGCCGAGTCGATTCGAGAGCTTGGAGAAAACGCCCGCTCCGCAGTCAAGCAGATGGTGATCGCCCATCAAGAGGCAGCCGGTCGAGGTGATCCCGCGGCTACGATCTGGGCGCTCCAGTCAGAAATGCAAGACCGATTGGCGATCCTCAATCGGGATTGGCGCCGCGTGGCGGTGACCGAGACCGGTCGCAACATCAATGAGGGGTTCATCTCCACCCTTCAGCCTGGAACAAAGGTCAAGCGGATCGAGGCCTACATCGGCGTCTGTCCGTTCTGCCAGTCCCTGAACAACCGTGTTTTCACCGTTGTTTCCCCCTCTGAGCCGCGCAAAGACGGCGAGACCCAGGTCTGGGCAGGGAAGACCAATGTGGGGCGCTATGCGGCTCCAAATCAGCGGGTAGGTGGGCAGTTGATCCCCAGGTCCAAGGACGAAATGTGGTGGGCCGCAGCCGGGGTGCAGCACCCCCACTGCCGCGGGGCGTGGGTTCTTGTCCCCGGAACCCCGGTTGGGGCCGACCCGGAGTTCGTCCGGTGGGCCAAGGAGAGGTTGAGCGGTGGAGGAGGGGTGGCGACCCATGGCGACTGAACAACCAACCGGGGTGCTGTGCTGCCCAAAATGCGGTCGACCATCAATAGGGGCAACAGCCGAAGAGAGAATCTTCCGTTGCGAGAACTGCGGTCGCGGGGACTGGAACAAAGCGAGCCATGGTCATGGCCCGTTGTCTGGTCAGCCAGTTGGGGGGTGGGGGCAATGAACAGCTTTCTTTTCTTCAAGGCAACCCCCCCCGGGGAAGGCGCATCTCCGGGCCAGCTGGAGGCGGGGAATTACAAAAAACAGCACCGCAGGTTTCAGGGGCTCGATATCTCGATCGAGAACCCAAAAGGATCGGTCCGCTCCGGAGTCGACCGCGATGGTCATGCCTGGCGGACCAAAATGACCCACGCCTACGGCTATATCCGGGGGAGCCTCGGTGTAGACGGCGATCACGTCGATTGCTACCTCGGCCCGGAGGCTGAGGCCCCAATCGCCTACATTGTCCACCAGCGCAAGGCAGGGAAATGGGACCGCTACGACGAGGACAAGGTGATGCTCGGGTTCGGTTCGGAGGAGGAGGCGAAACGCGCGTATCTCGACCACTACGACGACCCCCGGTTTCTTGGCCCCATCACCGCAATGCCGATGGATGAGTTCAAGGAAAAGGTGCTGAGCACCCGGGAAAGGCCGCGGATGATCAAGGCGGCGGTTGGGTTCTTCCGGGGAAAAGGGAGGGAGGCGGGGGAAAGGACCTATAAGGTTTCTAGCCGATCTTGAGCATGATTGGCTGATCGACCGGGCACTTGGCACAGCAATTATGGCCTCATTTGGAGCAACTACCGGTGAAAATGCTCCGTATGAAGCTGCCAAGCTTGTTCTGATGAGGGGATAACCCCGGCGCTTTGTTTCCGTGCCAATATTCCCTGTCATGACGTGATGATCCCCCTATCTATCCGATAGGGGGATCCCATGCAAAAACCCGCAGTCTTATTCGCTGCCTTCTTTCAAAAGGCTCGAACCCTGTTCGACACCGTCGTCCAGGTAGCTGGGCACACCCGAAAAGACGGCACCTACGTTCGCCCCCACCGCGCCAAGCGTAAGATTGCAGCCGACTCCCAAAATGCCCAGAAGCAACGGGTGCTCTTTTTCGCCCCCCATGGCGAGCAGCCAGCACCAAAACAACCCACACTGCTGTTCGTCGGCCAGCCAAGACCTCAACCCACTGAAGAGAAGAGCCCAGAAGACCGTCTGAAAGAGACGGTGGAGAAGATGGGCGGCCCCGATGCTGTCTCTGAGGCAATTGAGCGAAATCCTGGAATCGTGGAAAAACTGGCCGAGGCAGGGGGAATCCCTGTTGCCCGTGTGCGGGAGGTTCTCGATGTCGCCCCCCCAGCCAGCGAGATCAGGGAGGCCAAGGGGATTGATGAGGACCATTCGGAGGAGGAGACCGACTCCAGGATCAAGAAACGATCACAGCAGGCAGCCAAGCTCCGGGAGGCCGGCCAGAAGGTCATCGCGGCTGCCGATGAGGAAATCAACCGCCCCAGAAATATGAACACCGCGCGGCGTGCTCGCATGGGCAACGGTGCTATCGAGGACGCCGAGAAGAGGCAGCGCATTGGGCAGACGATGGTCAACTTGGCCGCAGCGATTGAATCTGGGGAAGCCCAGTACCTATCGGGGGTGACCACTAGGGCCGCAGTAGAGGCCCTAGACAGGGAGCTGCGCCGGGCCATGAAGTTCGTGAAGCGTGACCCAACGCCGGACGATGTGGCGGCAGCTGATTTGCCGGAATTGCGTCTCTGGGGGCCAATGGCTCGATCCTATGCCAATGACCTGAAGGATGAGAAATCGCCCCTTACAAAAATGCTCCGGCAGCGCGCCGATAGTGTCGGGGAGGATGGCAAGGTCATGTTGAGCCATGACGAGGCCAAGTCGCTGATCAAAGACCTGGAAAAGAAAGGCGGCAACCCATGGCACATCAAGACAGACGCCATGGCCATCACCCGCCTGAACAAGCTGGGTGTTCACACCCGGAAGGATCTCCAGCTCGCTTTGGCCGAGTACGCCAAGTTCAGGGATGGCAGCGTCGAAAAGCCGGATCCGATCAAGGTCGCCGAGGAGGCGGTCCGGTTCCTGAAAATTCCAGGGTATTTCCCCACCCCAAAAGGGATCGTCTCAACGATGATCGAGAGGGCTGGGATTTCACCGGGAATGAGGGTTCTGGAGCCATCTGCAGGCAAGGGGGACATCGCCGATCAAGTGCGTTTCGCCGGTGTTGCACCTGACGTTGTAGAGATGAGCAGCAGCCTCCAGAACGTCTTGACCGCCAAGGGCTACAACACCATAGGCTCGGACTTTTTGGGCCTTCCCGTGTCCCCGTCCTACGATGCAGTGGTGATGAATCCACCCTTTGAGGGTCAACAGGACGTCGATCATGTCCAGCGCGCTTTCGAGTTCCTGAAGCCGGGCGGTACGCTCGTCGCCATCATGTCCGAGTCACCATTCTTTCGGAGCAACCAGAAATCCGAGGATTTCCGCAACTGGCTTGAGAAGGTTGGTGGTGAATCCGAGAAGCTACCTGATGGGAGTTTCAAGTCCTCCGACCGCCCCACCGGCGTGTCGACCAGGATGGTGGTGGTCAAAAAGCCTGATCAATCGGACTGGCGCCC